GCAGGTTTGGAAGGCTATCCTTGCAGGTGGCAAGTTTGCAGATAGCTATACCGACTACCCAGAATCAGCAACTAATAACGCAAAGAGAGCTTTGGAGTGGGTAGAGAAACACGGGTGGGGTTCATGCGGAGAAGCAACAGGCAAAGCAAGAGCAAGGCAGTTAGCAAACAAAGAGCCGATTAGCAGAGACACTATTGCTCGTATGGCTTCCTTTAAAAGACATCAGCAACATAAAGATGTTCCATATAGCGAAGGTTGTGGCGGTTTAATGTGGGACGCTTGGGGTGGCACTAGCGGAGTTGAGTGGGCAATTAATAAGTTAAAAGAGATAGACAATAAATAATTTGCATAGTTAAATTTTTTAATCAATTAATTATTAATCAACGGAAAATTTAATGGGGAAACTATGCAGAGACACACTTTAAACTATTTACAAGGAATGGGGTTTGATTCGTCAGATACCATTCTTTGTGAAGTGTGTGGCAAGGTTGCGGTAGATATAGCGCACATAGTTGCAAGGTCTAAATTCGGCAGTAAAAGAAAACAACTGCAAGACCATATAACTAATTTATGTGCTATGTGTAGAGAGTGCCATTACGATTATGACTTTAAGAATAGGTGGACTGCTGAGGAAATATTTGAGATACATTTAAAAAACATACCAAATGGCAAAAGGTAGCGAGAACAAGAATAAAATTAGCTTCGGGAAAAGAAAGCGAGGCTCTGCAAAGAAGTCCTTTAACAAGCACACGCCCAGAGAAAAAGCATATAGAGGTCAAGGCAGATGAGAAAGCTAACTGCTATATGGCTACTCCTTACACATAAGGCTTACTTCGTTGCAGTATGTAAGACAGGTATGAATGGAGACGATATGACAACTATAGGCAACTACACCTATGCAATGGCAGAAACTTTAATCAATAAGCACATAGCAGACGTAGACACTTTTTTAGACCAAGAAGACGCAATAGACGAAGCAAACGATATAATAAACGGCATACTATGATACAAAACGTACCAATCAACACAGTAAAAGCAAACCCAAACAACCCCAGAATAATTAAAGACGATAAGTTTGCAAAGCTCGTAAAGTCAATAAACGAGTTCCCTCAGATGCTTAACCTAAGACCTATTGTAGTTAATGACGATATGGTTGTGCTTGGTGGCAATATGAGATTAAAGGCTTGTAAGGAAGCAGGACTTAAAGAGATACCTATCATTAAAGCGAGTGAACTGACCGAGCAGCAACAAAAGGAATTTATAGTTAAAGACAATGTAGGCTATGGCGAATGGGATTGGGATGACCTCGCTAACAATTGGGATGTAGATGAGTTAACAGAATGGGGATTAGATATTCCAGGATTTGTTAATGAGGAAACAATACCAGAAGTTGAAGAGGATGACTTTGATGTTCCAGAAGGTGGCATTGAAACAGATATAGTTTCAGGAGACCTGTTCGAAATCGGACAACATAAATTACTATGTGGAAGTTCAACAGAAACAGACACCTGGCAAAGATTGTTTGAAAAAGAATTATGTGATATGGTTATGACAGACCCACCTTACAATGTAAACTATGAAGGCGGTACAGGTTTAAAGATTATGAATGACCAAATGACAAACGACTCCTTTTATCAGTTTTTATATGATTTCTATACCGCATTAGGAAGTTATACAAAACCAGGTGGTGCTTGGTATGTATGGCATGCAGATAGCGAAGGAGCAAATTTTAGACAAGCATTTAAGGACTCAGGATTATTATTAAAGCAATGCTTAATATGGGTTAAGAACGCATTGGTAATGGGTAGACAAGATTATCACTGGAAACACGAGCCTTGCCTTTATGGTTGGAAAGAAGGAGCAGCACATTACTTCACAGACGATAGAACCAAAACAACTGTTATTGAAGATATTGCAGATTACAGAAAACTAAGTAAAAAAGAATTGCTTGATTTAGTTAAAGAGATGACATCTGACAAACAAAAGACAACAATAATACATTGCGATAAGCCTTCTAAAAATGATGTTCATCCTACAATGAAGCCAATTAAACTATTAGCACCATTGATTGAGAATTCATCTAAAATAGGAGAATTGGTAGCAGACGGCTTTTTAGGTTCAGGTTCAACAATGGTAGCAGCACATCAACTAAAAAGAAGATGTTATGGAACAGAACTTGACCCTAAGTACTGCCAGGTTATTGTAGACCGAATGATTAAACTTGACCCGACATTAGTTATTAAAAGGAATGGTCAACCTTATGTTAAAACAGAAGCGTAACAGAATGAGCAAAGAACATTTGATACCATACAAACCAGGACAATCAGGAAACCCAAACGGCAGACCTCGTAAATATGTAAGCCTACTCAAAGAGCAGGGATATAAACTTGCTGAGATAAACGATACCATACAAGCTATGATGTCTATGGACTTAGAGGAACTTAAAACAGTATGGGATAACCCGAAGGCAACGATACTTGAAAAGACGATTGCCGCAGCTATGCGTAAGAGCTTAGAGAAAGGCAGCCTTTATAGTTTAGAAACTTTGCTAACCCGTGTTTATGGTAAGCCGAAGGAACAAATGGATATACAAACAGATAACAGAATAGAGATAGTATTTGTAGACGGCAAGACAATTCTTTAATGCGTATAGAACTACCTAACGGACATATAAACCAAAAGAAGATACTTGACTGCGAAGCCAGGTACATAGTTGTGATGTGCGGTAGAAGGTTCGGCAAATCCGAGTTAAGCCAGATTAAATGTATTACAACCGCAATCAAAGGCGGTCAGGTTGCTTACATAACACCTACCTATAAACTAGCAAAGGTATTCTTTGAGAAGCTATGCAATAGCCTTCCCTTCCCTAATAACAAATCGGACTTAAATATCAGCTTCCCTAATGGTGGCAAGGTCGAGTTCTTTACAGGGGAACGCTTGGATAACCTGAGAGGGCGCAAGTTCAATCTGGTAATAGTAGACGAGGCTTCCTTTATACCTAACCTTGAAGACGGGTGGCTTAACTCAATAAGACCTACTTTAACTGACTATAAGGGTAAAGCTATATTCCTTAGCACCCCAAAAGGCAAGAATTACTTTTTTAGTTTGTTTAGCAAAGCAGAGCCGGATTGGCAGAGCTTTAAGTTTACTACATACGATAACCCGTACATAGACCCGCATGAGATAGACGATGCAAGGAAGCAACTGCCAGAGGTTGTATTTGAGCAAGAGTATATGGCAAACCCGGCTGAGAACGCAGCTAACCCTTTCGGCAGCCAACATATACGCAAGTGCTTACACCCGGTAACTACAATGCCGGTAGTAGCTTATGGAATTGATCTGGCGAAGTCGGTCGATTGGACTGTAATAGTAGGTTTAGACGAAGACGGGAATGTGGCTTATTTTGACCGCTTCCAAATGGATTGGCACAATACCAAGCAAACTATCCTTAGGCTGCCTAAATGCCCTATCCTAGTCGATTCTACGGGGGTTGGAGACCCGATACTCGAAGACCTGCAAAGAGAAGGGGTAATGATACAAGGATTAAAGTTTACAAGTTCAAGTAAGCAGCAGCTAATGGAAGGGCTACAAGCTGCGATACATCAAGGTAAGATTGGCTATCCTGAGGGGATAATCAGCCAGGAGTTAGAAGTCTTTGAGTATCAGTATACGGCAACGGGGGTAAAGTACTCTGCACCTTCCGGCTTCCACGATGATGCCGTAATGGCTTTGGCATTGGCTTGGCAGAATTTCAGCCTTAAACGTGGAACGGGTAGGTATGCCTTCCTATAATTGCAACAAGGTTACAAAAATAAATTTAAGAATTATTTGGTGGATTGTGAAAAACTTGTATATTTGGTTATTATTTAATCAAAACACAAACACAATGAAAAAAGAAACCGCACAATTTTTAGCAGTATTAGTAGCAGCTTGTTACCTTTTAGGACAACTTCAAGACATCTACTCAAAATGATTTACGCTATCTGCCTTCTGCTAATTGCAACAGGTTTTGTAATGGCAGCTTTATTTGACTACACAATTAAAAACTATGACCCAAAGCAACAAAGAATACATAGACAAATATTACGCAAGTGAGCCTATCAGCATAATGATGAATAACATTGATGCGACCTATCTGGAAATACTTACATACTGCAACGAGCAAGGCTATGAGCCTTCTAAGCGCAGATTAAGGAAGCCGGAAGATAAATCAGAAGTAGGCTTTTTTGACATTGATAATTACAAACCAGAAACAATATGAATAAAGAAATAGACATAGAAGATGTTTTATATCCTAACCAATACATACTTACTATCGAAGATGGGGCAGTACACACACAGGTAATTGATTTAGAATTAGACCCTATTGAGTGTATTGTTTACGAAGATTATATAGAACTTAACACAGAAGAATTATCTTACATACAATTAGATGTTAATAAATTAGATGCTTTAATACAAATAATCAATGAAGCTAAAAAATACTATATAGGAAAATCATACAAAAAAAAGATATAAAATTATGGAACTACAATTAATCTTTGAAACAACAAAAGAACAAAGGGTGGAGTTTACCCACCAAGTAATTGAACGCTTAAACGCAGGGGAGCTTGACCCGTTAAAAACGCATATACAGGTTAAAGCCTTAGAGGATATGCTTGACACATTAAAGAACAACAAGGACTACAAAGATGCCGTATTACAAGCAGCCGTATTAAATGGCAAGGACTTTGAGTATATGAGTGCTAAGTTTAACATTAGAGAGGTAGGTGT